TCGCCCTTTTGTGGGCCAACAGCGTTATTTCCGGCGTTTACCATTTCGGTATCCCAAATTGTATTATCAAAATTAAAATAATCAATATAGAATACAGGGTTGTCATCAATAACATTTAAATTTGGGAAGTTCTGATGAATCATTACTTTTAAGTCATCAGAAACAGTTATTCCACTAGGCAGATAAACAGATCCCTCAATTACAGAACCACTGCACGCCACTAACTTATCAATAATCGTTTGTAGGTTTTCTTCAGAATCAACGTTCCAATGAATATTCTTAATAGATACAGATGCCAATACTTGTGAATCACAACCAAGAAGAATATCTTGTAATGGAATATTATCCGAGTTTTCTATTTTTATTGTTGTTAAATTACCATAACCTTCGCAAACAAGTTCTTCTATATGATGCTGATTTACAAGCGACAAGCTACTAATAGTTGCAGGTAGCTGAAGTACTTTTAAGAAACCTGAATCAGGCAATTGGACACCTGAAATATTACTACCAGTAGCATAAATATATTGAATATCTGGACACAATGAGAAGTCAAGAGTGATTGTCAAACCAGTACAATTACATACATTTACTTCTCTCAATAGTCTATTATTAGAAAATGACAAACTCTTCAGAACATCATTTTTATAATTAGGATGACTATTGCCAACTACTAATTTAGTTAATTTACTTGCGGCACTAATATTGATTAGGTTAGGATATAACAAAGATAAATCTTCAAGCTCAGAAATTTCATTCGCGCCAAAGATATATGTATCAAGGTTGTTCGGATCTTCGCCTTCAGGCATCGGATGTTCTACGAGCTGTCCTCTATCTGTGTAACGAGGTATCAAAACACCATTCGTACCATAACGCACTCCGGTATACATATTAGAGAATGTTTTATATTTAATATTCATGTTTGGTTTAATTTCTTCATCTTCAATGCCGTCAGGAGAATTTAGACGTAACAATATAGTGTTTGTATCTTTATTAATAAAATCTCCTGCTTGCCACTTGGAGTCGCAATACATTAAACGATTCTTAATAAAATATTTTAAGTGTTCCTCACCAGTGCCTTTAACCTGATATAAGAAAGATGAATCGTCTCCGTTTCTATACATAGATAAATACTTATATTCAGCATCCTCATTATAAATAGAGATACACCATTTATCAGATTGATCAGTTATAAAATATTTTATAACATTATCATAACTCAATAGAGGCGAATCTCCACTTCTCCATGCGCTATATGTTTTTTGAATGTCGTCTTTGAAGGCTTCTGAGAAATTATTCCATAGTACAGAGTCGTAACCGTTATATACATTGGTTGCGCCAACGGCATCATTTTGTCCTAAATCTTCATGGTAATAATCGTAACGAAGATAACCTTCGTTATTGATACCTAAACATGTCATTCTGTTACTTTTATGACTCGTATTTCTACAAGCGGGGAAGGTTCTTCCAAGACGGTCTGGTTACCGCCGACCCTCCCTCTGCAATTTCATTTTTAGATTATATTTGCAGTTCAGACTGTTACATACTCTATTAAACCGCTTTAATAGAGCCTCTCTCGCTCAGTCGTTGTTGGTGCTTTCGCTTCCAAGGCGTTGCCGTTCTCACGGTTTTCGCCGTATATTAGAGAGAGTTTTACAACGACATAAAAATTTTATCGTTGTCATATAGCCACGGGGACCATATGATTCCATCCCATGAAGTTAAGAACATATTTTTTGCTCTCTGGTCACACATCAACATTACAAACGTATATAGATAATAAACAAGACTAAAGTCCAAATCAAAGTGATCCTTAAATTCTGTCTTAAACTTGGCAAGCCTATATTCTTTTGTGTCCTGGGTATGTGTTACGCCATCAACATCGACATAAGTTTCTGCAAGATTTTCACCTGTCGCATTATCTTGACAAGTAGAATAAACCCAACGATACATTACTTTAAAGTCTTCTAAATCTCCACCATCATAAAGATATCTATCGTCAAACCATTCTCTCCAATCATCTTCCGTTATATCAGAAGCGTCAGGATCTTGTCTAAATCTACATGCTAGATATTTATTTTCACAGAATTCCCATGACTGAATCTTAGGATATACGGGAGTTCCATTCTCGTTTGTTGCAGTAAATCCAAAAACATTCTCAGAATTCTTCGAGAAGTTGAAATTATATTTACCGGCAAAAGTATATGGGTCATCTTCGGTTTTCCTATGGAAAATAACACATGGGAAACCTGCAATTGTTGACCTAGCAAGAGGATCAATAGTAAACGGCGCATCATCACTAAACTTATCCGCAGTATAAAAAATATGCGCATAGTTTGCGTTACCTGTATTATGTGTGCCTGTTGCCTCAGCATAATCGGCTTTCATAGTGAAATAATCCGTAGGCAACTGATTCTCCATATGCTGATATTCATTCTCGAAATCAAGATCCCAGTTTTTACGAATATAACCTTCGGACGATGTACCCTGCACATGAATTAACACACCATTCTCTTGAATGCTTGGGACTGAAGTTTTATTCGTATAAATTACATCTACAGGATAATCTCTTCCTCCCTTTTTCTTATTTGAATCTGCTTTTCTAGAAGGAAGTTCACCGGTAATTCTCATAACTGGAATTTTATTTTCTAACTTGCTATATTCGATAGCGCCATTAACATAAACATCATTATCTGCCAACAAATCCGCGTCCATACTATCAGCAATATAATTATCCCTTAATTCATTACTAGTAAGGGCTACATCATAAAAACGCATCATATACAAGTCGAGAGAACAATCCGAAGAACCGACAGATATATTTACGGCTGGATTTTGGAATATCGCATCGCTTTCAGCAAAAGTAGCCGCACTAGACAAGACACCGTTCAAATAAGACGTAACCAAACGAACAGTATGATCGTTCATGACTTGTTTTTCAACCACAAATGCCAAATGAATTTTTTCGTCATCTACATATTTTGCTTCAACTATCGGAACATTATTTCTAATCAAAGACGCAGTATCTGCTGTAACCTTAAAACCAACATTATTATTCATACAAGAAATAGCAATTGCATCACGATTGTTAACATCACGAATAGCAAATTCCATTTCAATCGTTTTACCGGATTCCGTCCAATCTTCAGAAAATGGCTGGAAATTGATAGTAGCTCGCGCATCTCCAGATAATCTCAATGCAGTGTCACCATTGTCATCAGTAGTCCAACCAGTTCCAATCGCATATTTTTTCTTTATTTCACTGCCAGAGTCAGCGCCAGTTAATATAAATGTTTTTTGTTCAACATTCCAACCGACGTTTTCAAAATCTACCGAGACATCTCCGATACTGCTAACCCAGACATTCTTATCTGTATCATTATTTGATTTACCAGCGGCTCTTAATTCAAACGCCATATCATTTTGCCTTACAGACACATTAATATCGCTCTCTGTAATAGTAATAGTATGACTCTTGCTAACGCCTTCATATGAGATAGTAAAGTTCACATTGCCAATTAAAGTAGTTCTCGCAGGCCAAATAACTCGTTCTCCGCGATTAGCAGCCATTGTTTTTTGAGAATAAATCGTACCATCCTGACTAATGATAAGATCAACAATGGGCGCATCATCTGTGGCATGATATACAGAAAATGGGATATTAATTGTTTCATATTGCTTCGCACTAACAACATCGCAGGTCGAACTAATTAGCGGAGTAGTACCTAAAACACGCATAACATCGAAATAAAAAATATCACTTATAACAGTTTGCCCTGAAATTTCCATTTCTGCATACATTTTTAAGGTATATGTTCCATGCCCTCTGGTTTCAAAATAAATTGTCTTTTTTGAATTTGTTCCAGACGAAGATACAGTTTCAGTAATGTCAGTTCCATCAAACTCAAAGTGCATTATTTTGTCCCCATCGCCTGTTAAAATATATGGAATTTCAAAATGATCTCCCGTATATGGTTTCGAATCATTGAAGCTAGTTGTAAGAGTCAAAGAAACAACACTAACAATATATTTAAGAGATTTTTCATTACCGTAAGGATCTATACAGGTCAATTTAATATTATTAGTTCCTTCTCTTAAATATTTGGTGATATCAATCGAGTTTTCTCCTCTTTTAATTGCTACTGTATTTTTTAATACATCATCAAGATAAATATTAGCGGAACCATCATCAGTTTCTTCAGTTGTCGAATATGCAAATTTTAATTCAACGATACTACCATATGCAGCCGTAATATTTGAAGAATGTAATAAGTTCTTCAATGTAACATAACCCACACTGCCGCCACCCGCACCACCACCGGGATTATATTCAATTCCTTCATCTAGTAAAGTGCCATTGTGCGACAAAAATAATTTATTGCCAGACACACTTAATTCAGTAGGAATTTTTACATAGATTGAGCGCACAGCTCGCCTGAGCGCTTCCATAATGCTGACGCCCACTGGCGACACCTCCCATTTTCATAATTATATATAAAATTAAAATAATATTTTTAACATAATTTTCACAGTCATGTTTTTAAAGTGAGGCCATTAAGATCCCACCTCAACATTTTCCTCTTCTTTGGGTGCATTGACGATCTTAGACATGGCGCACAAAGAATCAATCAGATTTCCGACCTGTACTAAATCGATATCATAATTAATAGTATCGGCACTAGCCTTTACCATCATAAGGCACCATTCTCTTCTCTCAGTACCATCGCTGAATTTTGACTCAGCTTCCTGCATAAGATTAGTAATAAGCCCTAATAGATCTGCCCAATTTTTTTCTTTAATAGCTTTCTGAACATATTTTACAAGCTCAATTACAAGAGGAATTGCCACAGCAAGTCCGCTTAAAATACTAACTACAACATTAACCCAATCCATACTTTACACCTCTTTAACCTACACTATCTTCATCGTCTTGCGCATTTTCTTTATCGATTCCTTTTATAATTTTACTCGTTTTCAATGTTGTCAATGCGACCAACTCACTGCCCCAAAACGCATAAAAACAAGTAGTAAGCGTGGAATCAATGCTTACTCCAGTTGTATACGTAATCCATAAATTTGCAATAGTGTAAATTGCAATGGCGCAAACAACTGCAACCAACATAATATTAGAAACTTTACGCTTTTTACTGGGATAATATTCAGCATATTTTGCTTCAAGTTCTTGCTTTGCCTTTTGACGTTCACCACGTTTTTCAATTCTTTTCAATTTTAATTGAAATAACTTCTCAAACATGTGAAATCATCGCCTTTCATAAATAGGACTGCCCCGTTGTAATCAACAGAGCAGTCCCAATAATTAGTTCATATTAAATTAGACGTTAGTGCTATCTCCGCAGTCGAACACGAAGGTTACGCTGTCATCGAAACCAATAGCAACATCGGTGCCGGTCTTAGTAGCAGTTAGACCAGTGCCAGCAGTAACAGTCTGAACAGCTGCATCCCAAGCAGTAACCTGCTCAGCAGAAATGCCGTCAAGAACAGTCTTGTTGGCATGCTCATGATCAATAGCCTCAAGAGCTACAATGCGCTCGTCCATAGGACCAGTAACAGCGGCGATCTGCTCGGCAACAGTGCCCTCGCTGTGCTTGCTCTCTAGAGCCTCAATAGCAGCCTCAGCAGCAGCCATCTTATCCTTTAGACCAGTAGTTTCGGTGTTTAGGTCACCCTCAACAGTAGAAACGCGACCAACAAGAGCTTCTAGATCGGACTGAGCAGCCTTAGTACCAATAGCAGTCTCGGCAGCGCCCATACGGGTATCTAGACCAGTAATTAGGCCAGAAAGCTCGGTCTTGTCAGCGGCCTTTAGATAGTCGGCTTCGATAGCATCGATAGCTTCGGAATTAGCCTTAATATCGGCCTTCATGCCGGTAACTTCGGTGCCATGATCCTTAACGTACTGGATTAGATCATTAACGCCGTCAACTTCCTCTGCGCTAACACCATTGGTAAGTCTTTCAATAGCATTTGCATTAGTAGTAATCTGATTCTGCAGTTCAGTCTTATCAGCCGCCTTGAGATAATCATCCTCAATAGCCTTAACTCTGCCAGCAAGAGGATCGGTAACATCAGTAATCTGCTTAGAAACAGACTCGTCACCAACTAGACCATCGATAACGTCAATCTGATCCTGTAGCTCGGTCTTATCAGCAGCCTTTAGGTAATCAGCTTCGATGGCAGCAATAGCATCAGTATTAGCCTGAACCCTAGGATCATTCTCAGCCTTATAAGTGTCTAGAGCGGCTTTTACGGAAGCTGCGGTTTCAGAAGAACCACCCTGTGCAGCAGCTAGAGTCTCTTCGGCCTTCTTATTAATGTAAGCAACGACATTAGTAATGTCAGCATACTTCTCATCGGCAGGAATGGTGCCAACATAAGTCTCTAGATCGTCAACTTCGCCCTG